GGTAAATTGATTTTCAAAAAGTAATCATCGGCAGGAGATAAATCGAAAAAGTAAGCACTCATAAATCTAGTATACTTACGCGTTAAAGCTCTGAGAGAAACAATACTTTCACCAAAGTACATTGTTGGCCCAGAGAGTGTAGCTTCCATATTTGGTTCAGCACCCATATAAACGATTTTAGATCTGTTTTCATATCCAGAACTTAAATCGTACAAACATTCATCAGCTATATACGTTGGGATCTTACCTGAGATGTCACCGCCTGAAAGAGGAGTAACAATATCTAAACTCTGATAGTCTGGTACTGCAACTCGAAAATCAGGTCCAGCACGGATAAAGAAGGACACGTTAATAGTAGTTGGAGCTGGAGCTGTAAGTCTATTACCAACTTGCACATTAATTGAGCCATTCATAGTATCATTATAAATGATACCTGCTTGATCAAAGAATAAATTAGGAGTTGTTGGTTTATTAATTCTTAACCAAGGTTTAAAGCTCATCCAAGGAATATTGACAATAGTTGTGGTACTACCTTGTTGCTCAGTTGATAAATCTATATTAAGAGTTATTTGCTGATTAGATGCTAAAGAAGCATGGAAGTTGCCATCTGGATTGAGAGTGACAATCAACCGACCATGCATATTGGATGCATGAGCCACAACAATCATTAATTCCAAACTGCCAGTCCAATAGCGAAATAAATAACTAGCATAAGCTAATGATGTCATCTCAAAAGGAGAAATCCCATTTCCAACAATAGCTTGAGACATGTACGGAGTTATACCACCATTCATAATCCTAGTACCAGGCACATCAGCCGTGGACCACACACCATTAGTAAGAAACGACCATCTTGATGCTAAATTCTGGATGGACAATTGATCAACTCCAGTAGGGCCAATATTGCTTATACTACCAGTAATAGCTTGTTGAGGATCGAGAGACAATGGTAAACTATCATCTTGATCATAGATTGCTGACATGTTCTGATAAGGACGAGGAACAAATGGAGAATTTGAAACTTGCGTAGTTGGACGTGAGAAGCCAAAGTAACTCAGAGCACCAGTTGCAATGTGTAATCCTCGTTCTGTTATTTTAGCGTAATCACCAATAATAGGAACATTTGTAAGGTAACCTGCAGCAGCAGCAGCGGCAGAAGTCATGGAAGAAATAGGACCAGATGGGTGTTGTTCTGCGCCTGATACTTTATCATACATAGACCTAGCTACTTTCTTAGCACCTTTGATGATAGATGTTGCACCTCTACCTTCAGTTTGTTTATGATGATTAGTGTGTTGCATATTTTTACCTGGCGTATCACCATCTGAGAGAGGTGTTGGTAAAATAAGTTCTACTGTACCAGGTTTAAGCCATACATAGACCATGATTTGAGGAGGATCTGATCCACCATTTGACATGCCAATACTGGTATATGGTATACTGGTAAGAATATTCCGAGGTGTAGTAGTATCTGTTGCTAATTGCGTATTACCAATATTGAGATAATTAGTGGGTGAAATAAAAGGGAATTCCATTTCAAGAGTAGGATTTCCACACAGGTTCCAACCAATAATAGGTCCAGGCATAAGAGATCTTCTCATTGGGGTACTAACATCTTTTGGAGTATTAAAACCTGGCTCAATACTGATTTTGCCCATGCCAAAATGAAACGGTGTTGAAGTTGTAATGATTCTTATGCACATAGTGGCTCGGAGTAACTGAAAATATTTAACCTTGGAAGCTATTTGGACATTATTAAGGAAAGAATTCCATAGTGGTAATTGAAATGTGAGATTATCACTTTGGTAAATAAGAAGAGGTCTTGATAAAAATTCAGAAATGTCGTGCGAGGGATCAAATGGATAAGGATCAATAGAGAGAGCTGCTTCCTCTATAATTGTTCCATCTTGATCATCAAAAGTTGTAGTACCTACTACAGAGACTGTCTTGGTTGGAACATTTTCATCGGACCAAGCTTTAATTTTAAAGGATTTGTATAATTTATCACTAAAAGCTTGGATTGGCGAGTAATTGTCATTAATCTCCTCATCATCAACCAATGATGTTTGAAATGTAGTATCACCTGTCGCAATGTAATGGTGACACTCATCAAGAGACATTAGGGGTTCTGGCATATAACCTATTGATGATAGATCATCGTAAAGAAGATTATAAGCTTCAACAATTTTGAAATAAAGTGGATCAGTACTATCAAAATGTCGTGCTAGTTCTAAACGAGCAGAAGCCATAGCGTAAAGTTGATGATGTTCATCAGGTATGGAAGAGGCAGGAGAACGCCACATTAGACTTCTTAAAATAGATGTTAATTCCAATGGACTGTTATATCTTTGTCCGTATTTACCCAAATCAGTAAGTTTAAAAGATCTGCCAAGGAAGGTAGCTTCGTCCACTGTAACAAAGTCAGGGAATATGGTCCTCTTATGAGCATCAGTGTATTTGATGTTGGTATCTGTGAAAACTTTGAGCAAATAATTTTGATTGTACCAATCAAGTTTAGATGCAGCTAGGTGGTCATCTCCATAAACACGAGGATTAACGTCATCTCTAAACTTCGAGGCTCGCAAATCACAATAGTACGCATATGCTAAATTGAAAAGATTGAGAAAACCATTATCAGGTGTTGTCATTGGTTGACCTGACACGTTGCCAAAATCGCCTTCAACAACATCACCACGTGATGCTAAAAAGAATTCGCTAAGTGCACAGACTATCATTCGCATAACTAGAACATCAGGATGGATATCAGTTATACCACGTAAAAACATGACAACATCTACTATAGCACTACGTATGTCAGACCAGACAGCTTGATCACCTGATGTATCAAAAGATCCGTAGTCTCCAGCAATAAGCTTATCGCTAAATTCTAAGAGTTCTGAGATAAAGTTGTGCCAATGCTTTGTATGGTCAAGGCCATATGCTTGAACATTAGTGTGACTCTTTTTCTTAATTGCAGCAATGACAGGAGCAAAATACATCCGGATAATGATTGATAATACAAGCGGCGCTGCACTAAAATATCTTATCTTTCCTGCTCTTTGTTCTGCGTCAGTAACGACTGCGTCTTTAGGAGTTGAAGTGAAGACTAGTTGAACTTTTTCACCTCGAATCATAGCGTCAATGCACTGGTTAATTGCTTTTTCTAATTCTGCTGTTGGTAATAAACTACCATCCTGTTGGCGAATAATGTATTTGTCCTTGCTGCCATAAGCGGGAAAACCACAAGATGTTAACATATTTAGACTAGGAATACAACGATTGGCATTAATAGCTTCAACGATAGTGAGAGGTGTTAAATCCTCTCCAGTGAGCAAATCAGTTAGCTCATCAACAACAACAGATAAAGCTTTCTTATAAGCTTGAGGATTCTTATATCTAGCCTTATCTGCCTTGCGCTTGATAATATCTCTCACACGTGGCGTTCTTTGATAATCTCGAGTACCATCTGGATGGAATCTTTGACCAAAATCTGGTACTTGCCACAAATTAGGAACTAGATGAGATATCAACTTATGGCCATAGCTTGGTTTACACTTGGATTTGGGTTTGCCTCCTCTTGCTACAAAGGAGTATTTTGGACAAACATAACCAGGTTGTTTAACGAATGGAGATTGATTGAAAAATGGAACTTTGGGAACATCAAAAAGAGGTCCAGCTAAAGCCGCAACTTTCGATGCTATTAATTTTCCACTAAGCAAGGTTGAATCTACTGGCGTGAAGAAGCAATTGTTGACGAGATCTGTGCCGGCGCAAACTATACCAATAATACATGCACCTCCACCTTTTGAGCTATAAGCCCAAATTGCAGATCCGCATGTGCCTGGTTTTGCTTGCTGGCCACATGGCAGTCTACCAAATGTACTACCACCATATCTATCCTTTCCAGTAATACCTGGATAGGTAATATCCTTGCACCAAACTGGTTTACCTACTAAAGTGTACTCTTCGTTTTTAGCAGGTTGGTACCTAGTTAAATAAGAGACGCAGTTAGTATTGAGAAGAGTTGGATCACTACCTGTATAAACATGTTTTAGGAGGCCATCATTCATTGGTTTAACACCTTTGACACGAAAAATAGAAACATCTCTTTGCTTATCTATAAACATAGTGAAATGCTTTTTCTCCTTATAATCAGTGTACAAGGGATTAACTGGATTCAAGCCTGGCACACACACTTTGAGCGCCTCATCATGAGGGAGTATTGTGTATATGGCATCATCATCTTCAAATATATGAGCGACTGATATAAAAACATCATCATAAAGATGAAGACAATTGACAACTGCAAATGCATTAAAAGCAGGATCTTTATGGGCGAAAATGGTATAGGTGTTCCTCTGAGTAATGTTTTTGATATTGGACTTAGGAGTGCTCTTTTGAGCATGAGTTAACAAAAGCTCATCTTCATTATCATTCCACATATCTTTCTTACGATCATTAAACATCTGATCGAGCCTAGTAAGTGGAACATCATTGACCGGTCCATATTTCTCTTGATAAGCATCCCATGCTAACTTAGTGACAAAACCTCCTGCTCCTGCAATTGCAATGGCATAGGGAGCTTTGTCTTTAAGTTGACGCTTAGAGTAATCAAAGAAAGATTCAGTCAATTGTTTCTCATCGTCTTCTGAGAACTCAACTGCTAGTGGTGCAGATTGTGACGTATCACGATGAACATGTGCAGATTCAGTACAAAGATAGGACGGAAGCTTACAATTATCACAAAAAAGAGATCGATTCATTTGTTGCAATACTTTAGTTTGATGCTCATGGTGGGCAACAAATTTCTCCTTGCAAAATTCCATAATCTCTTGTAGATTCCACTCAAGCGAGCCATCTGATTTTCGAACTAAACTATGAGAGAGAATTGGTTGCAGTCCTTCTATTGGAGTCGATTCGGTTTTTGTGACTCCTGCAACATTCGGCTTCCAGACTCGGTAAATAAAAGCATCCATCTCATTCCCAGCAACTTTATTAGAGTCTAGTAAACCAGCAGAATCACGAAATTCTGGTTTGAGAAATTGTTCAATGCAGACAGGAAAACGTCTGTAAATAGCCTCAGGCTCCTTATAGACTTCCCGAGCTCCTAACGTAAGATCATTGGTAGAAGCAAAAATGAGCTCACTCAAGAATGGTGTGATGCCTTTCTTAGCAAGATTTGCCTGATTGGTGTTGTAATTAGTGTTTTGAAATAAGTCCAAGATGACCATAATTTTGGGATCAATACCAACTTTAGTGATGTAAGCTCCAGGATCCTCAAGGAGACAGGCCCACTGATCAGAATTATAACTATCCTGAAATTCAGATTCTAACCATCTATACATGTTACTTGGATCTGTATTCTTATTGAAAATTCCACCATATAATTTATACAGTTCTTGAGTAGTCCATGATTTTCCAACACCAGGAGTACCAAACATCAGAATGCCAAATGGAAATCTACGCAATTGCAATGATCCAAGATTGGCTAATAAAGATGAGTTAAGTGTAGTAAGCTGTTTCATGATATCGCGATGTATTGAAACAACGTTGCCGGATTCATTGACAATTGAGAAAGTATCACCCTTCTTGATTAGATCAACAACCTTAGCTTTCGCTTCAGTTAAAGCATCTAATCGATTAGGAATGCCAGGAGGGATTGGAGTAAATTGACGGAGAATATCACGAGATTCACGGTACCATTCGGTCATGTCTTTATCATCGAATGGAGTGCCGGTAATGAGAGCGCCACCATAATTGATAACATATGCGAATGATTCTTTAATCATATCCATTGTCTTCAAATTGGATTTAGTACGCTTGATATGATCAGCAAAAATAGTCATGGCAGAAGAAGGA